AAGGGGCTTATCGACCCCGACAAGCTGATTACTCACGCCTTTGAGTATCAACATGTTAAAGACGCCATCGAACTGTTTGAGAAAGACCAGCGGCAGTGCTGCAAGGTGTTGCTGACGTTCTAATTACTATGAATGCGGTTTAGCGGTACGCATCTTACCCTGTTGAGATAGCCATTATGACTCAAGTACAACATGAAAGATCCACATCTGACCTGATCAAAGCCGCGGTATCCGGGTGGCTGGGCACCGCGTTAGAATTCATGGATTTTCAGCGCTAAGAATGGTATGTCTAGGATATTAAAAGATATTATGCAGCAGTCCTGTCGCTATGGGGCATGGTTGGGGCAAAGTCGCTTAATTTTGAACTCAACATTGCGATCTGGTCCAGGTTGTTTTCCTCCATCCACTTCCCGTAAACCTGAAAAACCATCTGCGCATCGGCATGGCCCATCTGGTTAGCAATGAAGTTCGGGTTCGCTCCTGCAGACAGCGACCAGCAAGCATAGGTGTGCCTCGACTGATAGGATTTCCGGTGGCGAAGCCCAGCTCTTTTCATCGCTGCATCCCACGAGTTCCCTATGGAGTTAATGGAGAAATGTTTGCCGTAGTTCCCGGCCCTGGCTGTCAGGGACGGCAGGAAGACAAACGTGCACTTATTGAACTCTTTCTTTCCGTACTCCCTCAGCTTAACAGCTATGTTATGCTCCTGAGAGAGGCGGGTCATTTCATACTGGCTTTTGAATGCCTCGAGGGCAGGCTCGATCAGGTGCACAACCCGGTTGGTGCCGGCATTGGTTTTCGGCAGTGTGAATACCCCTTTCTGCGTCAGGCTTCTTCTGACGGTGATTGTTCCAGCTTTCAAGTCCACATCCTCCCAGGCAAGTCCGCATAGTTCACCCGGCCGCAATCCGGTGTAAACGGCGATAGCCCACAAATTCTTGCTCTGCTGGTGGTGGCAGGCTTCAATCAGGCGAGGGAACTCCTCTCGGGTGATCGGGTCAGGATCAGGGCGGGACTCTCGCAGAGGGGCCACGCCGTTCATTGGTGACTTTGTGATGTAGCCATTTTCAACCGCAAACTGGAAGATACCGAACAACACGGTCATGTAGTTGTTCACAGTAACTGCGGATCGACCCCGCTTCGGAGTTTTGTGTCCCTGCTTCATGATCTGGAAACCGGTCAGCAATTCCTTCCGAACTTCCAGCATGCTCTCTTTGGTGATTGAGGAGAGAAGGGTGCCGGGCCCAATAATAGCCGTGACATTGGCAATGACTCGCCCATAGGTATTGAGCGATGATTCGGTGCAAGCCATCTTGCGGACAGCTCCCCGATTGTTACCTCTTGCCTTGCCTCCCCGAACCGTGCAAGGTTCTGGGAGGAGGGGAACTGCTGGGCATAGTTGAAGGTTCCGGTTTTAATGGCATAGCAGATCGACGTCCGTAACTCGCCGGCCACTTTTCTGTTTTTGGGGGTATCAGCCACCCCCAGGCTTTCACGCACTCTGACCCCTTTGTAGATGAACCACAGCCTTAGCGTGCCGCCGTGGTTTTCCACTCCTGTTGGGTATTTCATAACGATTCCTCGTTGGTTGATGGTCAGAGTATTTAAGCAGATTGTCGCCGCGGTTTCGCTGAGGCCTGACGCTCAATCCAGCGGTCGATCTCATCCAGGTTGTAAAAACACGGGCTGTTATCCCACGGGCTACAGTCAAAAGAGACGTGTTTGTATTCCTTTCCCTCCAGAAAAGTCTTTTCCCGCGCCTTCTTCAGTGTCCCCTTTTTAATACCCTTCAGGGCTATCAACTGCTCCTCAGACACCCATTTCCCGGGCGATACCATCATGATTACTTCACTCATACCTTCCTCCACTCAAACTTAATGCCGGGGCGAACTGGCTAATTTTCCGCACCCGGCAAAGCCATCAGCTGTTTTAGGTTGTTCGGTGATATTTCAATATCAGACGACCTGCCCGGGTAGGGATCGCAGGCGGCGCATGCCGGTCATCGCCGTGGCCACGTAGCTCGCCTTCCGGTTCACCACCTCCACCCAGACCTTCACGCCCTCTACCCGCACCGTGTACGTCTCTTTCATCCGGCTGCGCCCGTAGTTGCCGTAGCGCTCCTGATGGGCAGCCAGGGCGATATCGCACGCCTGACGCGCCAGTGGTGATTGAGTGCTGCGGTTAATCAGTCGCATGGTCATCTCCTTCGATACGCTTGAACTCAATCACCCAGACCCACGGGTTTGCATGCCAGCTGCCCGGCCCGGTATCTTCTTCTTGCTCGAAGGATTTACCGCGTACCGATTTCCATAAAGATTCGAATGACTCCCGCGGGCTGTGCACGCAGAAAGTACCGTCGCCGCTCAGGTGGTAATCGCGCCAGAACTGGTGGTCATCGTCCCGATCCTTTGGCACTGGTATGATTCCTTCAGCAATGCAATCGGCATCACTGATGCTGTTCAACCGCTCGACCCGCACATCGGTAATCTCCAGCAGAATACGGCTGGCCCAGCGCGGCATGTGGATGGGTGGAGTCCAGCGCTTCACTTTGCATTTCGCCCCGTCGTCAGTATCTGCACGGAAAACTAGCCGCTCCCCGCAATCGCCGAATGTTTCTCGCACCCAGATGCGATCGCCTACGTCACCGAATGGGCAGGCGTCTCCAACCAATCCACCCCAACCACCTTTACCGTTCTGCATTTCTTCTTCGACGTGCAACATTGTTTTGAAAACGTTACTTGGCCACCAATGACCACCGCGAGGGCACACCTCCGGCTGAGGCTTCATAACGCGCCGGGTCTGCGTCTTCCGGCCGTCCAGGACCGCCCGAACCATCTCAGCGTTGAAAATCATTCCGCGTTCTGTAGTTTTCGTCATCTCGTTACCGGGAGGGCGAACCCTCCCGCCTCCATTTAGGCCACGTATTCCGGTTTCATATCTGCCAGGGTGATGCTGAACTTATCGTGCAGGTCATCGCCCAAGTGACGTTTGGCCGCCGCCAGTACGCGCTCGACTTCCTCGAAGCGCTCGGCACCATCCGGTTCGCCGGGCTGCGGCAGGGAGTTGATCGCTGCCTCGACCCGGTTATACGCATCCACCAGGTGGTAACGCTTCACGGCCTTGTTTTTCAGCTCGGTATACAGGGCAGAACCCAGGGTGTTCTTGGCGCTTTCGATATCAGCCCGAACTGCTTTGGCGTTATCCACATCCTGAGCCGCTTCAATGCGATCCCGGAAATCATCGGCCAGACCATCGATGTTGGCGGCCGATTCCTGCGCGCTGTGGGTGTGTGTTACGGTGTCACCTTTGATATCAGCCAGGTTCACGCGCTGGGCGGGTGCCGGGTTGATCTCCTTCTCGGTGCGCTGCTCGACTTCATCCGGGGTGTACACGCCCAGAACGACCGCAGGGCAGTACAGGCGCGCCCAGTATTTAAGGGCCAGATATGCGATCTGTTGCTTCGGATTAGATACCCACAGTGGGGAGTTACGTGTAATCACGCTGGAAAGGAAGACCGGTTCGCCCCAGGTGATCTCGCTTTCGCCGCGAATGACGGCACCCACACGAACCGACAGACCTTGTTCGTCAGCACTGGTCCAGCCGCGTACCATTTCTTTCTTGTCGTACGTCCCGCCGCCTTTTGCAGGCTTCTTCAAGATCTCTTCGCGGCTGCTGGCGCATTTCGACCAATCGCCCTCGTACTCATAGTGGAAGCGGCCCACAATGGCGTTAGAACTGGAGATCACCGCGTTTACCAGCTGGGCTTCGTAGCCCAACACGCCGTTGACCAGGTGCGTTTTCTGCGCAACAGCGTAAGGGTTCATGCCCCACTGCATGGCCTGCATGACGATCGCCATACAATCGGCGGGATTGCCACGAAGATGCTCAGGAACGGTGACGGCAGACTGCGCCATTAACCCGGCGAAAGCCTGGAGTTGCCCCAGCGCCTGCACGTTAAAAATGGAGTTAGTGGCAGAGATAGTGTTTGGAGCCTGCTGCTCCGCGGTTACAATATTCATGTTTTCCATCGTCATTCCCCTTATGCTTGAGTACGCAGCGCTTCAAGGCGGCGCAGGTCGAAGTCGTTCAGTTCGTCGGTGTAGTCTTCGGTGATCGGCGCTGGCCACACGCCAGTGTCGAAAGCGTTAGCGATGCGATTCATGGTCTGGCGATACTCGAGCATGCCCAGCTCAATCAGTTCTTCGCTGGCCTCAACGATGGCGATCCAGTGGTAGCCCTCATCTTTGTTGACGAAAATCCAGAAGAACTGGTCCAGTGCAGCGGTCTGCATGTACATGGCCGCGCTGAGGTGATAATCGCGGTCGATGATTTCGCGGTGCAGGCGGGCGCGCAGGCCAGACTGCTTCACGTTCCACATGCTGATGGTTTTCAGGTCGGCTCCGACCCGTACACCGTCAATGTCGATTTCCAGATCCGGGCGCACGCGGATTTCCAGACCGGTCTCCTCATCGATACCAAAATAGCTCGTCTCAACAGCGCGATCAGGGTGCAACAGCAGCTTGCCGGCAGTCGGGTGATCGTGAAGTGATTTCTGAATGGCCAGCGCCGTTTGCATCTGCTGCTGAGTAACCAGAATCTTGTCGTCCGGGTTCTCGCGCCACGCATCCAACAGTTCGTCAGCAAATACCGCATCCGGCTTAACGGACTTCACCGCCTGGATCATCTCCGCTTTCGTGCCGGACACTTTCAGCGGTGCCGGTTTCTGCGCTTCCTGTGTCACCAGGTCAGGGTTGATGATTGCCAGCTGCTCGAGGAGCGCATCACGGCTACCGCTGGTTTTCACCGGCGCGGGCAGGGTGGCGTTGTACTCTTTGATGCAGGCCTTCATGGCCGTGGCAGTATGTTTCGTGCCGTTCTCAATTCGCTGATAAACCTCTGGCAACTGCTCATAAGCTGCGTAGGTCTCATCAACTGATGCACCCAGCGGCAACTGTGCGGGCAGGGTGGCGTTGTACTCATCCAGCAGTTGCTTGATGTCGTCGGCACTCAGCTGCGCTGGCAGGCTGGCGTTATGCGCATCGATAAAGGTGCGCAGGGTCGCCGCGGTAGTGAATGCCCCTTCCGGGATCACCGGCTCTACGCTGAACTCTTCATCGAGATTTTCCGGCTGCAGCGCCAGCGCATGCACCAGGTTACCCATATCCAGCACTTTGGAGCCTTCACGCGGGATGGTCTTGGCGACGTGGCGCGCGTTGAAGTACATCAGGCTGACTCGGGCATCCTTCACCTGGGTGCTGCTGATCCCGTTCGCTGCGTGGTAAACGTTATTCGGCAGACCTTCATAGCGGCCCGGTTCGAAGTACGCTGGGTATTCGGCTTCTGGTTCGGGCTGATGCGCTTCTGACTCGATCTGATTCACTTCTGGTGTGTTTTGATGCGCAGAATCGTCATCCTGATGCGCATTTTCCGCATTTTGGTTCACATTGGCCTGTTCCTGGTTAGCCAGGCCCGGCGCCGCGGCGGCCAGAACCTCAGCCGCACTCAGGGTAACTGTTTGCGGATCAGCTGCATCAGCGCTTTCGCCTGGTGGTAACGCGTCACCAGCTTCTCCTTCCTGCGGGTTAGTCTCTTCCATCTGCACATCGCTGGTGGTCTCCTCATCAATTGGTGAACGGACATCATTTTCTGGTTGTTTATCGCTCATCAGACCTTCGATGGAGAACATGCCGCCGCCGAAGTTCGCAACCTGTGGCTGGCTGTCGGCAGCATTTGCCCACTTAGGCAGGGATTGCATTTCCGCTTCATCTTCATCAGCAAGTTGTTGCTCACCGGCTTCTACCCATTTCGGCAATGCGTTTTGCTGTTCGGCGGCTTGAGTGTCCTCTTCCGATTCGATGGACGGCAGAGGTAGAAGCTCAGTCGCTTGGCAGAACTCAGCCGTCATGGTCTTATTCACGAACTCCAGATGAACAACTGGCGTCAGGTGGATATTCTCCGGCGCGATGCGCATCAGGTTGAAGATGGCCGCGCGGTTGACCGCCAGAACGCCTGGCTGGTTGCGCAGGATTTTGCTCCATGATTTCCAAGGTTCTTCTTTGTTCGCGACAATCTCTTTAGCGCGGCGGTGGATGCTGCCGGGGATTTCCAGATGGTTGAAGTCCATCGGCAGAAGGGCACAGGCGATCTCCAGATCGAGGGTGTCCAGGGTGTGATGCGCATCTGCGCCGCGGTCAGTTACATACCCGCCGTCGGCATTGGTGCCTGCATCTGTGCGCTGCACGTGGCTGATGCGATTACCTGCGGCCCATTCGCGCGTCAGGATCCCGCGGTCGATATATGGGGTGGCTACCCAGGCTTTAGTGAACTGCAGCAGCAGAGCCAATTCATGGCGCTTATCCATGCTGAACACTTTTCGAATAGCATTCGTATAGCGCCACAGGTCTTTGGTATCGAAAGCCTTAATCTCAGAGCAGCTTTCAGCAGCAAGCAGAAGCGTGTGGACATAGCTATTGTCGGTATCCATCTCCAGCGCATACAGTTCCGCATGTTCACCGCGGGTGACATGATGGCGCAGTTCGTCCACCGTCAGTTGAGCCAGCAGTTGTTGACGGAATGGCAGTTTGCAAACCGCGTAACGAGTAAACTCATCGCCGTTTTTGAGTACCCGCAGGCCGTTCTCATACCAATAAGGCTCATCAGGAGTATCAGTGGCGGTTACCGCTGCGACCGGCTGATTCTCATCGCTGGTGGCGCTGTCCAGGACGATGGTGGTTTCGCTCTGAGAGGCGGCGCCCGGGATCACGTTCCAGGTGCGCTGGTCGTCGGCCAGGGTGTAGCGCTCGCACCAAGTGTAATCAATCACGCCTTCTTCTGGCAGGTCGTCAACAATCGGCATATCGGTGCGTACAGGCTTGGCGTAGTCCTTACCGCGGCCAGTTTCGATGCCAGCTTCTTCCAGCTCAACATCGAGCGTCAGGGCGGCGCGCGCTTCTGATTTAGCAGTGAACCAAATCACTGCATCTTGCTTGCCGGATTTCTGAGTGGCCTTAACCACGTAGAAAAATTCCATGTCAGATCCTCATTTTTGGATGTAAGATCCCCGGGCCAGAGATAGCGCCCATTGGGTGTATTTTTGGTTTTGAGTAGTATTCCGGTGTACTTTGGTCGGTGGCACCGGAGCATTTCAGCATTGCGCTGGTTTATGAATTCCTGGCAAATGAGCCGTGATTTGCTTCGCGGAAGTCCTTTATTGCTTCCGCAGCTTTTTCTATTTCTAGAAACTCACCTACTGCGTATCTTTTCCCATCAACGCGACAGATAGCTCTCCAGCGTTGTTTCCCTTTATGCCAGTAGACGCCTTTTACGCCGCTGGTATTGTTCTTCTGGAGTGGCTTGTTGAAGTTGTTTTGTGAGCAAGTTGCCTCACGCAAATTCTTCAGCCGGTTGTCAGAACATTTCCCGTTCACATGGTCGATTTGGTCTTCAGGCCATTTGCCATGCATATAGAACCAGGCCAGACGGTGGGCTCTATACTTTTTCCCATCTATGATGATTCGTACGTAACCACGCGAATCAAGGTGCCCAGCTGTGCCGCCAACAACGGCACGGCCACGTTTTGTTAACCAGGTAAAATCACCTGTTTCGGGCGAATAGCTGAGTAACTTTTTCAGCCGCTCGATAGATAACTTTTCGCTCATGCCTGCCACCTTTAGGCTTCGTGGGCCATCTGGTCGTACGAAGCGCAACGCACAGAGCAGTATTCGTGTTGTTCGCGCGCAAGCTGGGCGCCGCGGATGAAGAGCAATTCGTTTTTAACTTCTTTCCCGGACTCGATTGGCTTGCGGCAGTACGCGCATGTCTTCTGCATCATCATCTCCTCAGAACTTAACCGTGGTTTCCGCTGGCACTTCGTCACTGCGGACGATCCGTTCTACCGGGTAGCAATCCCCTGAAACCTTCTGCTCAATGGCGGCCTGCTCGCATTGCTGCTGACTGTCATAAACATCGAGAACGACATCCTGAAATTCACCATTGGTCATGCCGATGGTCAGGACGAGTGCGAATAAGGTTCCCATTAGTGTGTCCCTGCCAGAACCAGGTGCGGTTCAATATTGCGTGAGGCATACGGGCGGCGGATGTGGCGCAGGTTGCCCTGCGGTTCGTGCCAGTACATGCCTTCGCTGTAGTTAAAAGAGACCAGCCATGCTGCGCCGGTACGTTGGTTGCGCATTGGAACGGCGCGACCGCTGTTTGGTACTGCTGGATTAATTTTCATCTCAATCACCTGTTTGCCCTTGTCGCCAGGCTGGCGGAACATTTCTTGAACCTGATGCGCGTTATTCACTCCACCTCATTCCGGTCTTCGTATGCGCCGGACCGCTACTTCGTGGGCTCCATGCCTGGGTGGTTCGTGGTGCGTCTTGGTGATAGAGATTAAATCACTGGTTTATATTTATGTCAACTCATGGTTAATGTTAATTGTAAATCGCTGGTTTATATAGGTGCGTTTTGTGAGGGCTCTGTCGGATTGCAGGCAAAAAAATCCCTGCTCAATGGCCGGGATCGGGGAGTTCGAGGTGGGGGATTACGGTAGAGTTGGTGGTTGTGGGTACAAAAAACCCGGCGCGGTGGCCGGGTTTTTTATCTAATATTCCTGAAAATAACAAGTGGGGTCATACCATATGAATTACTACTCCGTCCGGCTAATCCTCTTATACCGGACAGCATCCCGTGAATGCCGTCTTTCATTGAATTTGGCTCAAAAGATAAAGTATCTATTTCATCTTCTTCCGCTTCGGGAAGTGCGTCAATGAAACCAATCACATACCACTCGCCTGGCAGACTCGAACCATATTTCAAAACCATATCATCTGGATTAATCGTCAAGTAGTCACGATTTATGGTCATCCAAATTGTTTGGCCAGCTTCGTTAATGAAATCAACCTGCAAGGTGTTTGGAACGATATTTAAAACCTCTTTCATCATTCCAAATGTTACACCAGGGGCAATGAATTGTTCTTCAACATTAAAATTGGATTTTTTGGCTTTCGGCGGCAGCTTTGGCTGTTCCATTTCCATCATCTTTGCGATAAATGGAACGCTTTTTTGGAGAACTGAGATGTCAAAAATTCTCATTCTACCCTTACACAAAACAGTGCTCCCTAGGCGCTCTCCATTGAGGTCTTTTCTTATCAGCCCGTTTTCATCAAGTTTATCAAGAAGGTTGATTGGGAGAGTCCAGGATGCATCAAAACTTTTTTCTTGAGTTTGGTTTATGGTTTCTTCAACGCCGGTTTTGGCCTTGACAATCCTTAAGTCAAACCCCGCGTCGGACATAGATTTATCAATTTCTGCCGTTATATGCTTAATGGAGGTTACGACACCTGGGCCATGCATCTGAGCGAGAAGGGAAGATGCGCGTTGATTATCGACATAAAGAAAATCATATAGTGAATCGGTGCTTTGTTGCTCTTGCTCCATTTTGCCATTCCTCTTTTGCTCTTTCTTTTTTTTCAGCAATTTTCCGTTGCTTTTCATCTATCTCATCAAAAAGTTGAACAAGCTCATCCTCGACCTCGTTAGGCACGCTGGGCTTGGCTTGTTTAAATAATTTTTTGAGCATGATGAACCCCCAAAGAGAACTGACAGCTTAAATTATGTTCTCTTTACGTTGCTAAAGCAACTTCCTACCCACCAAACA